TTTAGGTTGTGCGTATTGCACACCTTCAGAGTTATGTACATTTAGTATGTATCTTTTCTTTGCAGTCCATATGCCACGATCTGCTATAACTTCACGAGCCATAACCATTCTATTCTTATGCGCGCTCATTGTTTTGAATAAATCGTCATAAGATACTTTTAACTTAGGCACAAAATGTTTTTCACATATTTGATCTAAGAAACTTACAGGATCTTTTGGTTTTAATTCTTTAACTAATGGTCCAAAGTTAACATACAAAGAATCGGTATCGATAGCTATAACATAATCTTTATTTGTCTTGAGTAACTCGTTCATTATAACGTTCATAGCTTTTTCAGCCCATTGAATAGTTAACTGACCTGTAAGAGTTACACCTTCAGCGAGTCGTACATCAAAATATTTAAAGTATTTGTTACCTAATGCACCATATAAACTATTCAGCAAGATCTTAATCGCCATCTGTTGATTTTCATGACGATTGATTTCTTTCTCGAGTTCAACGGTCTTATTCTTCTCGTAACTTTTCTGCGCTGCTAGCATCATGTTCTTTACAGCCACACGTTCATCATAAAAATCTACGATGATATTAGGTATTACACCGTCTACGTCTTTTCGATATGTAGAACCATTTGCAGCGACTGCATATTCTGTAGTATCTGCTCGTTTACCACTAAGATAATATTCTACACCATTTGGTTGTGATTGATCGATCAATGTTTCGGGTGACATATTATATTGTACGATAATATTAGGATATAGAGAGTTAAGGTCGAATGATACTACCCAATCATGCGCACCTACTTGAGGTTCTTTGACATAACCACCAGCAAACTTTTGTTTTATTTCTTCTGGTCTTTTTACTACAGGCAATGTTTTTTGAGATATAAGTTTTCTATATATGATAGATTCCCATATTGATGTAGTACCAAACGTATCTTGATAATTAACACCACCTTTATATGCTATAGTCAATGCAAGAGTTATGAGACCCATTTTATCTTCGAGACGTTCGATCAGCTCAACGTCTTTCATATTATAGTCGATGTACTTTTGATGGTCATCTTTATATAGGTTCTTCAACGAACCTGATTCTTCATACGATAGTTTCTTTTCACCTAATACAACATAGGCAATATGATTGAGTTTATATGATTCTTGTGCGCCATACGAATAACCAAACTTTTGAAATAGTTCGAGATAATCGAGAACTTGTATGCCTTTTATATCATAGACATCTTCTTGTTTACCACGTCTTGTGATTTGTCTATAGTCTATCATTCCCCATGGCGAAAACTTCTTTGAGAAGTCAACACCTAATACATTTGTTACACGATTAACTAAGTAAGGTATATCGAAGAACCTTACATTCCAACCTGTAATAATATCTGGACAATGATCAGGATGTGACCAAAAATCTAAGAACTTCATCAATAAACTTTTTTCGTCGCGACATCTTATATAATGTGCAGGCTTTATTAATGCTTTTTCTGAATCAAAGTTACCATAACCCCATACGATGTATGTTTTACTTTTACTAGATTTATATGTGATTGATAATATTTTTTGATCTGCGCGATCAGGCCTAGGAAATCCATCATTGTATTCTGTTTCAATATCAATATTGGCTACATCAACAAGATCTCTTTTAAAATCGAGATCACGAGGAAACTTTTCAGTTATGAATTGATGTAAGTAATTGTGATTTCCATATATGTAACGGCCAGAAACATCAGCGTTTTGTTCTAGCCAATTTTTTGCTTCGCGCATATCATTAAATTGAATAGGCGCTATATTATTTCCGTCGAGTGATTTCCATCCAGTTTCTTTTTGACATTTAGTGTAAAATGTTGGGCGAAACTGTTCTTTTCTATATACACGTTTACCATAGCTATCATAGCCACGATACAGTATAGAATTACCATAGCGAGTAACACAAGTATAAAATGACATTAAACCTCCTTATTCATAATATATTATACCAAACGGAGATGTAAATGTAAACAGTTATTTTACATTAATTCGAAATGAGGTCCATCGATAAATGGTCGACGACCTTGAGATCTTCTTAAATCAATATATGCATTCATGGCGTCTTCTGCAGTTCCATCATAAGAACGAATATCGCCTTCTGACCATGCTGCTCCCCATTTAATCGCAACACCTTTTTCTTCGGCAGCTTTTTTAAATGCATCACATATATCATCGTATACGTTTAGTTCCCATACAACGTTTGATCCATCGTATGCAACTACATCAACTGCATGCGAATATCCACTATCTTGAATTAAATGTTTGGATTTCATTGTTTGTGACCTTCCAGCAGCCACGAGTTTTTCCTGTTCTTCAACAGTACGTACACCGTAAGTAACACCAAAGTCGACTTTAGTTAACTCGATTGCACGTTCAACTACTGCAACCATATCTGGGTGTACACCTTCTAATTTTTTCTTTGATCTATTTGAAAGATTAAATGCCATAACTTATCCTTTTTTCATGTTAATAAGGGCGAGTTTCCCCGCCCATATTATTTATATATCTCCGTTGTCTTCCCAACCCCAAGTAAATAGATTAGCTATGAATTTGCACATCATATCCAATACCTATACTTGTATTGAGGACTAGCATGTCTCATTTCTTTCATACGTGTTTCAAGATCCGCAAGATCAGTAGATTGTGCAAGATACTTATCCGTTGGATTTTGATGAGCGCATTTAAAAGACTTAAACACTTTCTCGAAGAAATTCAGCACTTTTGCCATTGGTTTTACCTCCAGTATTTATTGAAATTTTCTGGGGTCGCTTCTCTTCAGGTAGAACTACTTCGATACTGACAGTAAGAATTCCATCCGTTAGATCTGCACCACTGACTTCTGCGTACTCTGATAATCGAAACGATTTTGAGAACTTTCGACCTGATATGCCTTTGTGGACATATGCTTCGTCTTTTCTTCTCTTCTCACGATCACCTTTGATATACAATACATGCTCTTTCAGCTCGATAGTAATATCGTCCTTAGAGAAACCAGCAATTGCTAGTTCAATATCATACTTCATATCGTCAGATTTGATAACGTTATGAGGTGGATAAGTATCGTTTGCGTGATTTGTGATTTTTTCGAGTTCGTCGAAAAGATGGTCGAAACCTAAAAAAGCGTTTCTTGGGAACATAAAAGTACCAGTCATTGTTGCCTCCTAATTTAGCAAGGTTAAAGTTATTCGGACCCGTTAACGGCATCCATTACTATATATACTCGTTAATTAGACCCAATATTGTATTTTGGGCATAGCTCCCATTCATTTTTTTCACGGAATGGGATAATCTTTATCTGACGCAACGGAGCTTTTAACTCAGTTTTATCAGGTTGTTCTATTGATATAAGTCCCCAATCGCTCATCAATGTCGCGATAGTATTACGTCTTGCAATATCATTCTCTTCTAAGTTGGATTTTTTTCCATCTAATAAGAAGAGCTCCTTAAAATGCACGATAAAATATCGTCCTTGTTTATGGAGTATATGACAGCTTTGAAATAGTTTATTGTCTTTTCTTGATGCGACACCAATCCTTGTTAGTGTCTCACGTACTTTTAAAAAATCATCTGGCTCGTTCAGTGTAACCTCTAACATTGAGGCAGGTGACCATTCTATTATATTATTTTCTTCCACCTTTAAAAACCTTCCTTCTCAATTCAGTTATCTGATTGTCCGTGAGAAGATTATGAACCATGCGTGCTTTCTCATTACTATACCCATAATACTCTTTTATTACGTCCAAATCAGTAGCGACTTCTGGTTTATTCCATTTACTAAATCGCTTTCGTTTCCTAACTATATTTATAAGAAAGTCAAATTGTAAACGATTATCAAGATGTGCATACTGATTCATCTCATTTGCCATTAGAACTGTATCTTGGAAATATGATAAGCCTCTATTTACCATAAAAGGATTATATTGTTTCTCTGCTATATCATCAACCATAATATCTTTTTTAGTGTAGTTGATGGCATTTAAATAATCAAAAGGACTCATTCTTTTCTTACCGTTTTGTTGGCTTTTATCACATCTTTTAGTATTGCCATTTCGACATCATAGTGTTTACCTGTGGCGACTAAAGCTTTAGTATCTTTTGGAAAACATGCACCACCAAACCCAAGTTCTCCATCGGGTCCTGGTACTTGCATATGACTGGATCCTATTCTTCGATCCATCGATGTAAGGTTTGCCACATTATTATAGTTA